TTATCTTAGTAGTATGAAAACCACAGACACTTTTAATCCCAAAGACAAAGTCAATAGACCAGGGATACATTCTAAGACTAAGACGTCTAAGAACAAGAATTCAAAAAATTACAAGAAGGCATATCGAGGACAAGGACGATAGTCTTATATTTGCATCTAGAAACCTCAAAGGAGACCGGCCCTGAGGTAACCAGGAAGGGCCTAGACATCGGGTTTTAGTAGGGTACTACCATAGGTATCTGAAAGTCGTCCCCGGTAGTTTCGAAAAGTGCGATGGTATAAAACTCGGGTGGGAACAAGGCTATAGGCTGAAAGAAATGCCCCCACGTAGGCTAAACACGGCGAGCGGAAATCCATCGTTAGACACGAAAACTGAGGGGGAAAATTGTATAGTTATGAGAGAAATTAACCGCATTATCATTCATTGCTCAGCTACCCCGGAGGGTAGACATGTAACTGCTGCTACTATTCGTGATTGGCATATGAGAAAAGGCTGGTCAGATATCGGGTATCATTATGTTATTGATATTGAGGGATGTATAGAAGCTGGGAGACCGATAGACAAAATAGGGGCCCATACTAAAGGTCACAACAAAGACTCTATCGGGATATGTTACATTGGGGGAGTAGCCAAAGAAAAGAATGAGAAAGGTCAGTGGGTAGCTAAAGACACTATGACTGATCAGCAAGAGCATGCTATGCGTGAGCTCATCTACTCTCTGCGTATGGTGGCAGACAAGCAACTCTCAATACACGGACACAACGAATTCGCAAACAAGGCTTGCCCCTCCTTCAAAGTGTCTGAAAAATTCAAAGACATACTATAAGTATTTTCTTTATATTTGCCATAAACCAAGCATTATGGCATTTAACTTTCATCCTACCCGTGATTGGGTAGTGCTCCCAATACGAGAGCAAAAAGAAAAGAGCGGTATCCTCCTAGCCGGAGGTGCAGAACGTAGTCTGCGTAGCAATATCCTAGAGGTAGTAGCTGCTGGTCCTAGTTGTGAAAACATCAAGAAAGGGGACACAGTAATGGTACACCCCACAACCGAAGGTCTAGTGATCGAGGTTGATGGGGAAAACTACGTTATGGTCAATGAATTCCAAATCTGCGGTAAGTTTTATTGATGACTGGTACCGTCACCATACCGCTGAAAGACTTCGACGAATTACGAGAAGCAAAATCCAAAGCAGACGAGTCTCAGGTAAAATTAACTCGTGCTGCAAAGGAGCTAGAAGTATTTCTATCCTTCCTTGTTACAAGAGAAAACCTGCAGGAATACGTAGACGAATTCAACAGACAGTCTCAAAGATCCACCATCTCCGTCATAGACGGGAGAGCAAAGATTGCATTCAATGACCCGAAGAATTAAAATACAACCCAACACCACGTATCAGTTCCTACAAGTATTCAATGGGATACTTGAGCTAACAGACAAAGAGCTAGAAGTACTCTCCTTGTTCATAGACAACAGCAGTACTGTAGACCTATGCTCCATAGACAACAAAAAGGTTGTAGCTGAGAAGCTGAACATAGATAACCCGAACACGCTCAATATCTATGTCAAACGGCTCAAAGACAAAGGAGCCATCACAAAGACCAAAGATGGGTATAAAACAAGTAAATTACTTGAGCGTAATAAACAAGTCATCATAGAAATCAATTCATAATGCCTTCTATATACAAAATGGTGAAAGGCTTCGTCAAAGAAGCTGTAGAGTATGCCAAGCAAGGAGCCCCTCACGTAACTGCCAAGCAATACGAGGATAGACTCAAAGCATGTTATAGCTGTGAGCATCTCAAAAAGGATGTAGAAAGATGCGGTCTATGCGGGTGTTTGATAGAGCACAAAGCAAAGTGGGCTACGTCTAACTGTCCAGATGACCCCAAGAGATGGGAGAAGATTAAAGTGGGGTCAGGGGGAAAGAAAATAAAACTCAATGGACGAAAGAATAATTCTACAGAAGCTGGCGACGAAGTACGATCTCCCGATACAGAAGATTGAGGAAGCAGTGTACTATCAATTCAAGTACGTATCACAAATAATAAAGTCAGGGACATTCGAGTCAATACGACTCCCGTACCTCGGTAAATTCCATGTACTCCCCGGGAGACTTAAGCACTTGAATAATGCGAGAGCTAATAACTGTAAGTAACAACGTAGTAGTACCCTCCCCGTACGCTATCACCATCAGTGAATTCAAGGTACTGAAGAGCAATGAGCTTGGGGCTGTATACTTCTTTGCAGACCACAACTCCCCCTACGCTGTCTACGACGAAGACGAAAGGGAGGAGAAGATAGGGCAAGATCTAAAGATTAAGTTCACAGCTAAAGTGAGAGCGGGTATAGATAAATATAGGGAACTATCTGAGACTCACGCAGTTAAACTATTAAAAGCAGCCCGCATATCAGTTAACAAACTTGAGCACTACTTCAAAGGTATGGACCTTACACTGCTAGATGACCACGGTAAACCTGTATACTCAGCCAAAGACTTGATCATGAATCTAGAGAAGATGGGGAAAGTAGTACAGGGTCTAGAAGACCTCGAAGAGATAGTCAAGAAGCAACAATCTAAAGGCAACCCAAATCGTGGTGGGGTAGTAACTAACAAGTACTCACAGTAATGTTCAAGGACAGTCATAAATACTCCCCTGCAGCAGAAACATACTTAGAGAGAGGATTCTACACGGACTCCCTACCTGGGACTAAGGAGTATTATGACTATTGGGATGAGCAGAAGCAACGCTGCTTGACTGGGTATCTGGACATTACAGGGTTCCATTACTTCTACTTAAACTTCTGCCCTATCGACAGAGTCATAGACGAGCTGCTCCCTGACGGGAGTAACATAGCAAGGAGAGACCGTACGTTCCCTGCATTCTATGATGGGGACTACGAGTACTTCCATGCAATAGATAGATGCCGGAAAGAGAACAAACATATGATAGTGCTCAAGGCACGTCGTAAAGGTTTCTCGTACAAGGCTGGGGCTATGCTAGCACGGAACTACTTCTTAATGCGTAACTCCAAGAACTACGTATTTGCTAGTCAAAAAGAATACCTCATCGGGGACGGGCTTCTGTCCAAGGCATGGGACTTCCTGTCCTTCATAGATGACAACACAGCTTGGACACAGCCCAGACTAAGGGACAGAGAAATGCACAAGCAGTCAGGGTACAAGAAGAATGTAAACGGGGCAGACGTAGAGCTTGGGATGAAGTCACAGATCATTGGGGTGTCCCTGAAGGACAACCCTGATAAGGTACGTGGTAAAGCAGGGGACCTCATCTTCTTCGAGGAAGCGGGATCATTTGGGGGATTGCTTAAAGCATGGGAAGTAGCTATGCCTACTATGCGTCAGGGCTCCAAGACTCTTGGGACCATGATAGCATTCGGTACTGGGGGTGAGGAAGGGGTAGGGTTTGACGGTATGGAAGAACTGTTCTATCACCCTGACTCCTACGACTGCATGGCATTTGATAACGAGTGGGACGCAGGTGCCATGGGAACCAAGTGTGGGTACTTCGTCCCTATATATCAAAACCTAGATGGATTTATAGACGATGACGGTAATTCGCAGATACAAGAAGCTAAAGAGCACGAAGAGATACAGCGTGAAAAGAAAAAGGGTGCCAATGACCCAAAGGCTCTTGACCAGTATACAGCAGAGCATCCGTTCACTCCGCAAGAAGCAACGCTGCAAGTAACAGCTAATCTCTTCGACGTCACCTCACTCAAAGAACAGTACAACAAAGTAAAAGCTCATGACTTGCACAAAGAGGGAACAGCCGGAGTACTGTATTACAACAAGGACAAGAAAATAGCATTTCGCCCATCTCAAGAAGTCACTCCAGTCCTTAAGTTCCCGCACAGGAAAGGAGATAAAACAGAAGGGGCTGTAGTCATGTACGAAGCACCGTACTCTACTAAAGAAGGGGAAGTCCCACACAATCTGTACTTTGTGTGCCATGACCCATACGCACAGGAAAAGTCTGGGTCTAACGAGTCACTTGGAGCTGCCTTTGTAATGAAGCGCCCAAACAACGTATCTAAACCTGATGACATAATTGTAGCTAGCTATGTCGGACGCCC